CGCCGTTTGGTGGCGTGCTCGCCGCTCTGCGGGCGCTAGACGCCGCGCGCATCGACGGTGCGCCTCTACGGTCGACCAGCGACCCATCGCGATTCGAGGCGCAGTCTTGGGGCGGCAGCGGTGGCGCGCAGGGAGACGCAGCGCAGCGGGCCGTCGAGCGCATCGCGCCCGTCGCGCGGCTGTGGGCGCTATGCCTCGCGGGCGGCTGGACACTGACGACGTATCCCGTCGAGGTGCGGCTATCGGCTGAGCAGGCGCGCGCCATCGTCGTGTGGTCGGTGCTCGGCGTGATGGGCTCGCGGCTACCGATGCAGCATCCGCAGCCGCGTCACGGCGAGGGCGTCAGGCAGCAGCGGCCCAAGGCACGCGTCGCCATGCGTGGCAGCCCGCGTGGTCGCGACGAGGACGTCGACCCGTACTCGGAGCCGCTCGCCAGCGACATCGCGGCGTACGCGTCGCAGGCGTTCGGCGTCGAGGTGCCAGTCGGGCACGTCGTGACGCTGCGTCGCGAGGGGCTGCTCGAGCTGTATCGGGCGATGTCGTCGCGCGGACTGGTGCCGCTCGACAGGAGGCTGAGCGCTATGGCTGCATCGCGGGCAACACCGTGGGACGTGCAGGGCTGGAAAGAAATCGCGACGACGTGCGGGTGTAGCGAGCGCACCGTGCGCTATCTGAGCGACGAGAAATCGCTGCCGGTTTACAAGACCTTCGCGGGCGTGGTCGCAGTGAAAAGCGAGCTGCAAGCGTGGCTGCTCGAGCACCTGCACGCGGGCAAACGCCCACCGAAGCCGCGGAGGCCGCGATGAATGCGCGTCAATCGCTGCATGTCAGTGCCGCGCAATCGGCTTGCATGATGGGTATTCGACGTGCGTCCCTTACGATGCGCGGGATGCTAGCCGTCCCATGAGGAGCGCATGACCAACAGCAAGAAGAACACGCAGCAAGTTTCTGCGCCCGACGCGCCTGCGCGCGAGGTCGCCGCTGAGTGGGTGCCCATCACGGAGCTGAAGCCGTGGAAGGACAACCCACGCAAGAACGACGGCGAGCCGGTGCGCAAGGTCGCAGAGTCGATCAAGCGCTTCGGGTTTAGCTCGCCCATCATCGCGCGAGCCAACGGCGAGATCATCGCGGGGCATACGCGCTGGAAGGCAGCGCAGTCGCTGAAGCTCGACCGCGTGCCGGTGCGCTTCCTCGACCTTGACCCTGCCGAAGCGCATCTGCTGGCGATTGCGGATAACCGCACGGCGCAAGAGGCCGAGTGGGACGACGACGTGCTCAAGGCCGTGCTCGGGCAGCTTGAGTCGCAGGGCGCAGACCTTGCGGCGACAGGCTTCGATGCGAAGGAACTTGAGAAGCTGCTCAACGATATCAACGACGAGCAAGACACGTCGCCGCAAATTGGCGATGCGTTGAAATATCAGATTATCGTTCAATGCAACGATGAAGTGCACCAAGCTGAACTCATCGAACGTCTCGAAGCGGACGGCTTGCGTTGCACGCCGATGATGACCTGATGCGTATCAAAATCGCAGTCGAAAGTGAAATCAGCACAACCACGCGCGCGCGCCAAGTCGCCGCGATGTTTGACGTGCCGGTCGCTGATAAGTGCAAGCTTGAATGGGATCTCGATTTCCCGCATGACGCTGAGCCGTGGAACGTCGGGCTAGTTGTCGGCCCATCGGGCAGCGGCAAGACAACCGTGATGCGTCACGTTTGGGGCGAGCCGCCAAAGGTATCGTGGAACGCGCGCAGCGTCGTTGACGATTTCGATTCGTCGCTGCGTATGCAAAACATCACGGATGCGCTGTCGGCGGTGGGCTTCAACACGATTCCGGCTTGGCTTAGACCGCACGCCGTGCTGAGCAACGGAGAGCAATTCCGCGTTGACCTTGCGCGACGCATCCTCGAATTGCCCGACCCGGTCATCGTCGACGAGTTTACAAGCGTCGTCGATCGACAGGTGGCGCAATTCGGAAGCCACGCGGTGCAGAAGTATGTGCGCCGCAACAATCGCAAGTTTGTCGCAATCGGTTGTCACTACGACGTGATCGACTGGTTGCAGCCTGACTGGGTGCTCGACATGGCAACGCGTCAATTCACTCGGAGGTTAGTTCAACGACGCCCAACCATTGAGTGCGTCGTCGGTCGCGTTCCCTATGCCGCGTGGTCCATGTTCGCGCCGTTTCACTATATGAGCGCGGATCTGAACAAAGCGTCGCGCGTGTTTGGTTTGTGGGCAAATGGACGTCTGGCGGCAATCGCCGGGCTCCTTCACTTTCCGCATCCAAGAGCGCGCAACATCATGCGCACTTCGCGTCTGGTCACGTTGCCTGATTTTCAAGGCATGGGGTTCGCAATGGTATTAATCGAAACGGTAGCCAGCGCGTACAAAGCGATCGGCAAGCGTGTTCGAACGTATCCGGCGCACCCGGCGCTTATTCGCACGTTTGATCGATCAAGTCGCTGGTGCATAAAAAAAGAGCCGGGCACTTTTAAACCTGCAACGAGCGCAAGCAGCAGCTTACAAACGCTAAACAAAAATCGACCAAGCGGCGCGTTTGAATATGTCGGAACCGACATTCCGCGCGCCGATGCGATTGCCTTCATCGGATAATCATGGCCCGTCCAACTCGACTCACCGCCGAAGTCCGCGAGAGCATCCTGCGCTCGATGAGGCTTGGCCTCTTCGCGGAGCAAGCGGCGCAGCTCGCGGGCATCGCCGAGCGCACGTTGGACGACTGGATTCGCAAGGGCCGCGACGGCGTCGAGCCGTACGCCAGCTTCTACTCGGACTTCTCCGCAGCCAAGGCGCAAGGCGAGCAGTCGTACGTCGGTGTCATCGGCAAGGCCGCAGCGGGCGGCAACTGGAACGCGGCGGCGTGGATACTCGAGCGGCGGCACCCGAAGCGATGGGGGCCGAAGGTTCGCATGATCGTCGAGGAGGAGCAGCGCGACTTCCTCGAGCGGCTGCGTGCTAGGCTGACGCCCGAGGCATATGCAGCGGTCATCCGCGCGGCGACTGACGATTCTGGACCGGCTACTGACGCAGGAGAGGGCGACCCTCACTGACGTCTCGGTGGAGCGTCCGCGCGCGCGTCTACCGCTCGTGGAGTATGTGCACAGCCTCTCGCCGCGTTGCGAGCCGCCGCAGCATCTCGCGCCGGTAGCAGCGCTCTTCGAGCGCGCGATGCGCGGCGAGACGGTGCGTGCGTGCGTGAGCGTCCCGGCGCAGTTCGGCAAAACCACGCTCATTCAGCATGGAATCGTTCAGATGCTATCGCGGCATCCGACGTGGCCAGTGGTGTACGCGTCCTATTCGGCTGACTTCGCGCATGACCGCTCGAAGGAAATCCGCGACCTCGCGCGAGAGGCTGGGCTGTCACTGCGCGACGACACGAGCGCGGCTGGACGCTGGCGGCTTGTCGAGGGCGGTGGCCTGCTCGCGACGGGCATCGGCGGTCCGCTCACCGGCTACGCGGCGCAGATCGTCGTCGTCGATGACCCGCACAAGAATCGCGAAGAGGCCGAGAGTCGGCGCGAGCGCGAGAAGATTTCAGACTGGCTGCGGTCGACGGCACTCACGCGCATCAGCCCAACGGGCTCGTGCATCGTCGTGCACACACGCTGGCACCCGGACGACCTGATCGGCAGGCTCGAAGCTGACGGCTGGGAGGTCGTGAATCTGCCGGCCATCACCGCCGACGACGAGTCGTTGTGGCCGTCGCAGAGGCCGCGTGAGTTCCTTCGCCAGCGCGAGCGCGAGGTCGGGCCGTACGAGTGGGCGGCGCTGTACATGGGGCAGCCACGCGCGCGCGGAGGTGCCGTGTTCAGCGCGACGCCGACGACGTACGCGACGCCGCCCACGGAGCTTACGCGCGGCATCGGGCTCGACCTCGCGTACAGCGCGAAGACGTCGGCAGACTGGTCGGTGGCCATCGTGCTTGGCAAGGCAGGCAGCGGCGCGGACGCGCGGTACTACGTCCTCGACGTGCTGCGTGCGCAAATGCGTGCGAGCGACTTCGCGCAGCAGCTCTCGATGCTTAGGGCACGCTGGCCGCACACCGCGTCGCGCATCTACGCAGGCGGCGCTGACCGTGGCGCGCTTGACTTCCTCGCGTTGCCGCCACCTCGAGGAGTCGGGCTGAACGTCGAAGTGAAGACCGCAGTCGGCGACAAGTACAGCCGCGCCACACCGCTTGCCGCAGCGTGGAACGCAGGCCGCGTGCTCGTGCGCGAGGGCGCTGCGTGGCTGCCTGACCTATGCGACGAGGTCGCCAGATTCACCGGGCAGGGCGACGCGCACGACGACCAAATTGACGCGCTCGCGGCGGCGTTCGACTTGCTCGCGGAAATGCACGTCGGCTCACCAGTCGCGAGTGCTGGCCGCCGCGTGAGCGCAGACCTCATGCGCGATTACGCGCCGCGCGATGGACGCGGCCGAAAGAATTACTGGGGCTGACGCCCTCGGAGCAATACCGATGACGAGTCCCCGCAAGCCGCGCCCGACGACCACTGTCGCAGCCGCCACGCCAGAGCCGATGGCCGCGACGACGCGTATCCCTGAGTTGGGGCGCGTCATCAGGCCGCAGTCTCTCAGCGCGATCAGTGGTCGTGCGCTACAGCCGGTGTCGCCGGGGCGCATCAGCACGGCGCTGCGCGAACTTGACTTCGGCAACTATGAGTACTGGGCCGACATGGCGACGCAGATGCGCCGTGACCCTGTCGTGCGTCGTGCGTATTCGACGCGCCGCTCGTCGGTGGCTGGCCGTCGCTACGCCGTCGAGATGCCGCCTGACGTCGCGCCTGAGATGCGCGGTGCAGCGCAGGAGCTGGTCGAGCTAACGAAGGAATGGCTCAACAGCATCGAGGCTCGCGAGACGTTTTTGATGCGCGTGCTCGACGGCATCGGCATGGGCATCAGCGTCCACGAGCTGGTGTGGTCGCGCATGAATGGCGCGTGGATGCCGCAGCCCGTGCCGGTGCAGACGCGCAACTTGCGATATGCGCAGGACTGGACTCTTGAGGTCCGCGACTACGACTATCAGTGGTACAACACCATCAACTTCCCTGCGAAGTTTCTCACGCATGTTCCGTGGACAGACCCCGGCCGCCCGATGGATCAGGGCGATTTCCTCGCGTGCGTTTTCTATTGGATGTTCAAAAGGAACGTGTGGACGTTCTGGCTTGTCGGCGCTGAGCGATTCGGCAATCCGCTCGTGCTTGCGCAGATGGCGGCGTCGTCGGATTCGTCGCAGCGCCAGCGCATCCTGGACGACCTCCAGCAGCTCACGGCCGACAGCGTCGGCGTCACGAGCGGCACGAGCAACATCGAGGTCATCAGCCCTGCGGCGTCGGGCTCAACGGCAGTCTGGAAAGAGCTTCGCGACGCGCTGAATCAAGAGATTTTCGTGTCGCTCGGAGTGTCGCCCGACCTCTACCTGAGCGGCGCAAACGGCTCGCGCGCGAGCACGGAGACTCGCGACGGCGTGCGCCTCGAAGGCAGCAAGCTCGACGCCACGCTGATGTGGGGCTCGATCACGCGCGACGTCGTGAGGTGGCTCGCGTATTACAACCTGCGCCGCGCCGACATCCCGCTGCCGGTGATTACGACGCTGTTTGACGACACACTGCCGATCACGCGCGACGCGATCGACACCGGCAGCGTGAAGGTCAACGAAATCCGTGCGTCGCTGGGCCTGCCTGCCTGGAGCGTCGAGGACGGCGGCGAGGACATCGCAAAGCCTGCTGCCGCGCAGCCGCTGCCCGGTGCGCTGCCGGGCCTGCCTATCGCAGCGCCCGCATTCGATCCCGATACCGACCTTGTTGCGGAGCCTGCGCGCGCATCGGACACCGCGCTCAACGGCGCGCAAGTCGAGGCGCTGATGGGCATCGTCGCGCAGGTCGCGACTGGCCAGCTGCCGCGCGCGAGCGGCGTCGAGATCATGGTCGCGGCATTCCCGATCAGCCGCGAGGATGCCGAGCGCATCATGGGCGCAGTGGGGCAGGGCTTCGTGCCTGCGATCATCGGCGAGAACAACACAGTCACGCAGCCCGCTACGCCCGCGCAGCCGAGTGGCGTCGCCGCGCCCTCAGCGCCCGCTACGCCCGCGCCAGCGGCAGAGCCTAGTGCGCCACCGGTTGAGGCGTCGTCGCCTGCTACAGCGCCTGGAGGTGCGCCCGCGGCGCTCCCTTTCTCGACGTCGCAGGGCTCGGCGCATGGGATGCCAGCGCTGTCGATGACGTCGGAGATTTCGCGGACGTCCTCGCTCTCAGCGACGCCGCAGACCGGGCGCGCGTACAGGCGGTAATCGGCCGCCCGTACGTCGTCGCCGCGGAGACAACCCTCGAAGGCGTCGTCGCGTTCACGCCGGTACGCGAGGCCATCGCCGTCGCGTCGGCCGGTGGCGCGGACGCTGTGGCCGCTGCCGTCGCCGCGTTTAAGGGCACGCCGGAACTTGAGCGGCTGATTTACGAAGCGTCGGTGAAATCCGACCTCGCAGGCCAGATGTTCGTGCGCCTCGTGGAGCTCGACCCGCAGGGCGCGCAACGGCAGCTTGCCGTTGACTTGCGGCCTGCGTTCTTGAAAATGCCATTCTCGGAAGCGGTGGCCTTCTGGCGCGCGCGTGGCGGTGACCCCGACATCCTCGAGTTCGTGCTGCGCGCGTATCGTCGTCGCGCTGCGCTGGCCACCGACGAGCAGCTGGACGTCATCTCGCGCCGCGCTGTCGACGAGCTGCAACGCACGCTCGACACGGGCTCGACGCTGCGCGACTTCTCGCGCGCGATGGAAGACCAGACGATTACGCTCGGCATCGCGCCGCAGGATCCCAGCTACCTTGAGAACGTCTATCGCACCAACGTCGCGAGCGCGTATGGCGCAGGGCGCTGGACGCAGATGAACGACCCCGATGTGCTCGACGCGCGGCCCTATCGGCAGTGGCTCACCGCGCAGGACTCGCGCGTGCGGGCTGAGCATGCGCCGATGAATCGTTTGGTCTGGCGTGCGGATGACGCGACCTTTGCCAACATCTCGCCGCCTGCCGGATTCCAGTGTCGCTGCGTCATCACCACGCTCTCGCAAGAGGAGCTTGATGACGAAGGCTTGCAAGTCATCACCAGCATCCCATCGGGATTCATGCTGACGCCCGGCTTCGGCGCGGCATCTTTCGTGAGGTCATAATGGCATCAACCGCAACAGCCTTTGACGGCTCTCGCAAGCTCGCGCTGCGCGCCACGCTCGGCGCGTTCGCTGACGTCGCCGCTGCGCCGCAGATGAAGTCGCCGCTGCTCGCCAACGCAACGTGCTCTTGGGTCGAGATGGCCTATGAGTCGGAGTGGAACGGCCACCCCGCGGGGCCGTTCCAGTTCACGCGCGAGGTCTTCGCGGACATCAAGCGGCTCTACGACGCAAGCGAGCAGCCGGTGCCCGTGCTCTGGGGTCACCCGCGTCACGACATGGGCGTGCCCATTGACGCGGCTGGCTGGATTCAGGCGCTTGAGGTACGCGACGGCGCAACGAGCTGCGAGCTGTGGGGCTATGTCGAGTGGACTCGCGACGCCGCTGACCGCATCGCGCTTGGTGCGCAGCGCTTCTGCTCGGTCGTCGTGGACTTCGCGCCCATTGACCGCGTCACCGGCGAGAGCGCGGGCCTCGCGGAGCTGTACGAACTCGGCTTGACGCCGTCGCCGTTTCTGCCGGGGATGACCCCGATCACACTCTCCCGCGTCGGGACTCCCGCGCGGCGAAACACTAGGAGTCTCGCAATGGATCCCACGAAGGTTTTGATGGCAATCGCCACCGCGCTCGGCCTCAAGAAAGACGCCACGCCGGAGAAGATGAAGAAGGCCTTTGACGCGCTCGTGTCGCTTGCTGGCGCGATGGCTGAGGAATCGATGCCTGTAGCGGCGATTACCGAAGAGGTTGTCGACGCTGCGTGCAAGCCGGTGAAGATGGCTGAGCTTTCGCGCATCGCGCGCAGCATCCGCGCGCTGTCGGGCATCGCGCTGCAGGACGATGTCGCGATGATCGAAGAGGCCGTCGCCGAGGGCATGCCGTCAACTGAGGAGATCGTCGAAGAGGCCAGCGAGGCCGCTGCGACGATGGTGCTCGCAAAGCTCGTGGAAGCCACTGGCATGGACGAGGCTGGCGTGCTCGCGGCGGTCACGGAGAAGCTCGACCAGATCGCGGCGATGCTCGTCGCGGGCCCTGTGTCGGGCATGACGGCCGACGCCAACGCGCAGCTGTCGCGCACGAGCGTCGAGCTGAGCGCGCACAAGGCGCGTGCGGTCGAACTCGCGGCGACGGTCAAGGGTCTTCAGGCGCAGGTCGCCGAGCTGTCGCGTGAGCGCGTGCAGCGTCAGGCGCTTGAGCGCACGGCGCGCATCGCGTCGTCGTTTGCGCGGCTGCTCGACGAGGGTCGCGTGACTGAGGCGCAGCGCCCCGCGTTCGCGTCGGCGTCCGAGCAGAATGAGACTCTCGCGCTCGACATCTACTCGGCGCTGCCCGCGACGGCGCAGCCGCCCACTGGCTCGCTCGTCACCGGCGCAAAGGCCCCGACGAACTCGCTGTCGCTGTCGGCGTCGCAAGACCCGATCGCCAAGATCTTCGAGGCTGACGCCAAGGCTGCTGGCCTGCGTGGCGAGGCCGCGAAGAAACATGTCGCCGTGATGCTGAGCAAGCACGCGGCCCGCAACTCGGGCGCTTGACGCGCGCTGATATCCACGCTCACTCAGGAGATTCATCATGGCCGTACTCACCGCAATGACCGCGCGTCAGACGCGCAACGACTCGCTCGCTTCCTACGCGACCTATACCTGCACGACCGGCACGACCATCTACGAGGGCTCGCTCGTGATGGTGACGCTCGCCACCGGCCTCGCGCTTCCCGGCGCTGACACCGCCTCGTGCGGCTTCGTCGGCATCGCCACCAACACCGTCATCAGCGCTGCCGCTGGCGCGATCATCAACGTGAAGTTCGGCCACGAGGAACTCCTCGGCGCGAACGCAACTCTCGCGGCGCTCGCTGGCGCTGCGTGCGTGATCTTCGACTCGGACCTCGTGACCACGGCTGCCGCCGCGACCAACGACGTCAAGGTCGGCGAGATTGTGCAGCCCGTCAGCACCACCGCTGCGTGGGTCAAAATCCGCAGCTCGGCGACCGTCTGATAGCGCTCTAAGCGCCAACGATTTACAGGAGATTCTAACATGGCTGACTCTTCACACGTCATTAATCAGACTGCCATTGACGCGGCAGCAACGGTCTTCCGCACGATGGCGGACGAGCTGTTCACGTCCAGCGCGGACGAGGCGCTTGTCAACGCGATCTGCGAGACGATTCCCGCGGACGGCGGCACGACCACGTCCATCATCCTTGAGGACTTCCTCGGCAACTGGCTTGAGTTCTCGGGCGCTCGCCAGACCGGCGTGAGCCGCGCGTACCGACTCAACGTCGCGCTGACGTCGTGGGCAGTGCAGCTCAAGGTCCGTCGTCGTGATGCGGAGTATGACCGCACTGGCATCGTCGCGTCGCGCGTCCGCAAGTTCATGTCGGCGGCGCAGTCCTACAAGGATTTCGTGCTGCATCAGGGCTTGTTCCTCAACAGCGGTGACGGCCCTGTCGGCTTCGACGGCGTCAATCTCATCAGCACCGCGCACCCCAACGGCCCTGCCGGCAACCAGTCCAACAAGACCACGTCGGCTCTCTCGCCGCTTACGTTCGACACCGCCTTCTCGGCGATGACGAGCTATCAGCGCGAGAACGGCGAGCCTTTTCGTATCGTCCCGCGCTACCTCGTCGTCGGCCCGAAGAATCGGCTTGTCGGCAGCGAGATCACCAAGATGGACATTCGCGGTCGCAGCGTCGCAAACACCGGCCTTGAGGCTGGTGCAGCGGTTGTCGCGAGCGCCGGTGTCTCCAACGCCTACAACGGCACGGTCGACCTCGTCGTCAACTCGCGCCTCGTCGGCACGCAGGACGACTACTGGTATCTCGTCGGCGAGGGCCCCGGCGGCGCGAAGCCGATGTTCTTCGTGGAGGGTGCCGCGCCGCGCGAGCAGCTCGACATCGACCTCAGCAGCCCGACCGTCATGCAGAATGACGCGCTCACCTTCGGCCTGATCGCTGATGGTCAGTACGCCGCTGGCATGTGGCCTACGATCTACGCGGGCATCCTGTAGGTCCTGAGATGTTACCTCCGATTTCGGCGGTAACACCATAACAACCGTGCGAGCAGCAGCGCGCATTACGCGCGCGGCCGGTGCAACTCCGGCCTACGGTCCCGCTGCACAACGCAGCGTCATCAAGAGGAGATGATTCATGCAACTCGACAATCACACGCCCTACGGGCACGTCGCCGCAAACGCGCGACCTGAGTCACGACTGCTCGTCCGCGTCAACGTGCGCGATGGCCACATGGGCCAGATGCTCAACGACGGGCGCTCCTATGCATCGGGCACGCACACGCTGCAAATCTACAAGAGCGAGTTGCCCGCGCTGATGCGCCTGCTCGAGACGCGCGAGGCTGAGTACCAGACGTCGCGCGCGAATCTCACGCAGTACGTCGATGCCTGGTGCAACGAGAACAAGCGCCCGGAGGCTGAGTGTCCGATCACGGCCGAGTCGCAGTTCCGCGCGTTGATGCTGCGCGACGTGCTGCCGCTGACGAGCGTCGAGGTCGTCGGCGAACTCGACACCATCGATATCGAATACGAGCGCAAGCGCGCGGCGGCTATCGCGGAGACGGCAGCGCAGGTGTCGTCCTCGTCGGGCGAGCAGACGGCCGTCCTCGCGGGCATCGTGGAGGCACTCGCGAAAATCAGCGCGCGTCTCGACGGCACGCCGAAGCAGGGGCGCTGACGTGGCCGGGGCGAAGCGCAAGGCCAAGGCCGACGCGGAGACGTCTGCGAGCGCGCCACAGGCGCTTCAGCGCCCGCTAGCTGTCGGAGAGGTGGTGCGCTTCGTCTCGATCGCTGGCGTCGTCTGCG